TTTAAGCTTCTGACGATTTCCAGCTTTTCGCTTATTATATTCGTAGCAGCCGCAGTACCACCAGCTTTTTAATATGATAGCAAGAGAAGGAGGCGACCATTCGTTCCCTGATCGTGTTCTGTATCCGTGTTCATTCATGTATCGAGCAAGGTATACAAGAGATTGAAGCTCTTCGTATTTGTCATGGATCAGTTTTACAGTGTTTGATTCATTAGCAACAATAAGGAAATCTTCTTCCTCTGGATCGTATTTATAGCCGTATGGAACTCTACCGCCATTCCATTTGCCTGTATTAGCACGAGAGATCATAGTCGCAGTCACACGTTCAGAAGTCATGTTTCGTTCAAGCTCGGCAAATACAAGGATGATCTTAAGCATAGCTTCTCCCATAGCGGTTGAAGTATTGAACTGTTCGTTTTTGCTGACGAAAGTAACGTTTAGCTCTTTTAGTTCCTGATACATTTGAGCAAAGTCAAGAAGGTTACGGCTGATTCTGTCAATCTTCCAGACGAGCAGATGTGTAAAAGCACCAGTTCGTATCTGGTCCATCATATCTTGATACCGTGGGCGGATTGTGTTTTTACCAGAGTATCCAGCATCTTCGAAGATCACATAATCGTCGGTATTAAGGATCAGCTTCGAGTATGCAATTAAATCCTTCCGTTGCATTGGCAAGGAATCTTTATCAACCTGTTGTAGTGTAGACACCCTTATATAGATTGCTACTCGGCACATCCGGGGAGGAGAGGGTGTTATATTAAGTGCAGATAAAGTATTATTCATTAGCAAGTTCTCCTAAGTTCTTTAAAAAACCGCCTGATTTCTCAGACGGCTAAAATTTTATCAACAGTTTCTTTTAATTCTATGTATGTGCATTTGATCGGATCCAATGTTAGTAATGATGGCAAAGTAATTGTTTTCTGCCTCGGCTTTTCTCTGTCGATGGTCTTGGTCGGAAGCACATAAAAATCCCACAAATTCATGTCGAGAGGGTTTGCACTAACACTCATAGCAGTGTAAACGCAGAATATGTATATATCACAGTTTCTTTGTAATGTAGCTTCCGGCTTATATTCTCCGGTTTCAGTCGGTATACGAGCTGGAGCAATGCTGAATGATATATGATCCGGGTGTTTGGCACTATGAGACTGGACGTATCCGGCGGCTTTTACCTCTACCCTATATTTCATATCATATAACAAGTCAAAAGGTCTCCACGGATCTCTGAACGACTCACAATCCGTTTGTATGATATCCAAAGATGATGCAACAATAAATTCAGCAAGCACTGAGCGGTTAATGTTATTTGTAAAATCTGAATATGCCCATCTCCAGAAATCATTGATCGTAATTGATTCTTTGGATCCATTGACCAAAAATGTTTCGTTACCAATATAAGTATGCATTTAATTTTTCCTATTTTTCCATTCTTCTATACTGATAATTTTTTAGTATCGTCAGATTCAGTTTTTGGAAGAGTGGAAGCAATTCCGTCTATGTATGCAAGGACATTTTTCTGATAGCTGTCTGGTAGTTCCCTGAATTTGTCGATTAACTCTTTTTCTGATTGACTGGAAAAATCCAATTTAATAACGTTTTCAAGATCATTGCTAGGAGCATCATCTCCGAATACAAGCCAATCGAGAGATACGTTGAAATATTGAGCAACTTTTACTAATTGCTTTAATCCCGGTTTTGCATTTCCTTTGTTCCATATCGTAAAAATAGAGAGACTAAGACCAATAGCTTTAGCAAGATCTTTTTGATTCATTCCTGAATTTTCCTGTAATAAATTTAATCTGTCAACTACGTCCATGAAAATACCTCTTTTCTAGTAAAGGACTTTATTTTGAATGTTTATTTTTCCACTCATCTATACTGATAATTTTTTAGTATCGTAAGATTCCGTTTTTGGAAGTGTGGAAGCAATTCCATCTATGTATGCAAGTACATTTTTTTGATAGTTGTCTGGTAGTTCCCTGAATTTGTCGATTAGTTCCTTTTCTATCGGATTGGAAAAATCTAATTTTATGACATTTTCAAGCTTGTTATCAGGAGTTTCATCGCCGAATACAATCCAATCGAGAGACACATTGAAATACTGAGAAACTTTTACCAACTGTTTCAATCCTGGTTTTGCTTTTCCTCTGTTCCATTCGGTAAATGCAGAAGAACTAAGGCCGATAGCACTAGTAAGATTTTTTTGATTCATTCCTGATTGTTCCTGCAATAAATTTAATCTGTCAATTATATCCATAAAGTACCTCATTTCAAAAAAAATAATAAATTTATAAAAAACATATTTACATTTTAGAAATTTATTATTATAATAAAGATGTTACAAAAGTAAAACACATTTGAAAATACAAAATAGTGACGAAAAGTATTATACAAATGTAAATTACAATTCGATTTTACATTAAATTTATAGAATTGTAAACCATCCCGAAAGGAGGAGGTGCGATGAAAAGAATCTTGCCTAAATGGTGCAAGGATGCAAAGAAGGCGATGATTGATAAGGATATGAGCGTAGAAGAACTTGCACAGCTTACTGGAAGAACGAGAGTATACATTTCAGCTGTACTAAATGGGCGGCAGTCAGCACAGCCGGTAATGCAAGAAATCAGTGACATTCTTAACATAAAAATGGATACTACTCGTTACACAAATAAGTAATTATGTAACTAAGTACAGTATACCCAGAAAGGACAGACGGTAACATGGGAAAAGGCTGTAAGAAAACGAATGAGAACGTCTATTTTAAGGCGAGGAAAGAGGCAGCAAAGTATAACGAAAAGCTATATAGCCGAGAAGGAGCAAGCGAATTGTTGGGATTGTCCGTATCGACATTGGCTGATTACGAATTGGGTACGACAAAGGTTGTGCCAGTGGACAAAGTAATGCTGATGGCTGATCTCTATAATTGCCCTGAACTGAAAGCTGGATACTGCAAGCATGAGTGTCCAATCGGAAAATCAATTCCAATGGCAACACAGATCAAAGGCTTAGAAGGGATCACATTAAGACTGATTAAAGAATTTGACGTGAAGAAGATCAAGGACATGAAGAACAGCCTGATCGGGATTACAGAAGATGGGATCATAAGTGAGGACGAAAAACCAGAGCTTAGGAGAATCCTGAAAATGCTGGACGAAATGGCATTAGCAATCAGTGAACTAAGACTTGTCGGAGAGAAAGTACTGAAAGGAGATCACGATGGATATTGAAAAAATGAAGAAGATCTTAAGCACAGAGTACGGAATTAACTCTCCAGAAGAGTTAGACGAAGCAATGAAAAGATCTAAGGGTATTGATCTAGCAATATTTACAATGCCGATCAACAAAATAAATAAAAAAGAGAAATAGGAGGAATAGAAGAATGGGACAGATAAGAACGGAAGAATATCTTGATAATGTCGAAGTAGGGATTGAAAAAGAATTAGCAAAAAATATTCAGGCTTTGCCAGAAGGATTTAACAAACAGAGATTTACACTAAACTGTATCACAGTTATGAAAGATAACCTGAAAGACTTTTCGGGGATTGATCCTACATCAGTCGCAGTTGCATTTGCAAAAGGAGCTTATCTTGGATTAGATTTCTTCAATAAAGAATGTTATGCGATCCCTTATGGTGGGAAGGTTAACTTTCAAACAGATTACAAAGGAGAAATCAAGCTGGCGAAGAAATATTCAAAGAATCCGATCAAAGACATTTATGCGAAGAATGTAAGAGAAGGAGACTTCTTCGAGGAAAGAATTGAGAACGGAAATCAGATCGTAAACTTTAGACCAGAGCCGTTCAGTGATAAAAAAATCATCGGAACATTTGCAGTCGTGCTGTATAAAGATGGCAGCATGATGTATGACACAATGTCTGTATCAGAGATTGAACACACAAGAACGTCATATTCCAAAGCTGCGAATAGTAAAGCATGGAAACAGTCTCCGGGGGAAATGTATAAAAAGACAGTCCTTAGAAGACTTTGCAAGATGATTGATCTTGACTTTGACAACATCAAACAGCAGGAAGCTTTTGACGATGGATCAGACTTTGACCCGAATAAAAACATTATTGACGGAGAGGCAACAGAGGTAACAGACCCATTCCCATCTACACAGGATGATATGAAAGAATCCGAAGAGGACGATATCACACAGTAGTAAAAGGAGAAAGCGGTATGAAGTTAACAAGCGAAAACTATTACAGCCCAGAAGCAAACAGGGAGTATATGTCTGTATCCCAGTTTAAAGACTTTGCTGGAACGTATGGGAAGATTCCATGCGAGTTTGAGGCTTTGGAAAAGTTGAACGGCAGATGGGAAATGGAAAAGACGACTCCGCTTCTAGTAGGCAGTTACGTTGATTCCTACTTTGAGGGAACTTTGGATCAGTTCAAGAAAGAAAATCCAGAGGTTTTTAGAAAAGATGGAGAATTAAAGAGCGACTATAAACATGCTGAAAAGATTATTGAGAGAATTGAGCGAGACGATTATTTTATGAAGTACATGTCCGGGAAAAAACAGGTCATTATGACAGGAGAGCTGTTTGGAACTAAGTGGAAGATAAAGATGGACAGCTATTTGGAAGATATTGCGATCGTTGATCTGAAAATAATGCGAATACTTACCAAACTGAATCGGACACATGATCTTGGAAAAATCCCTTTCGTACAATACTGGGGTTATGACATTCAGGGTGCGATATATCAGGAAATCGTGAGACAGAACACAGGAAAGAAGTTACCCTTCTTTATCGCAGCAGCATCAAAGCAGAAATACCCAGACATTCGAATTATTGGTCTTACACAAATGGAATTAGACGAAGCAATGTACATCGTAGAATCACATATAAAAAGAGTTTTAGACGTGAAATATGGGAGAGAACAGCCAGAGCGTTGTGAATTATGCGATTGTTGCAGACATACGAGAGTTTTAACTGAACCAATTTCTATTAATGATCTTCCATGCAGCATAGAATGAAAGCGGTGGTGTAATGTGGCTTAGTGTACACGAACAGATATTTGGAGCAAAATCGAGGAAATTAGCAAAGAAGCTTAAATGTTCTCAAAACGAAGCGGTTGGACTGGTTATGCGGCTTTGGATGTGGGCAATATCAGACGGAAATGCTCAAAGAAATGGATACCTTGAAGGATGTGACAAGGAAGATATTGCAGAGATATTAAACGTCGGAAATAACAAGAAAATTGATCCTGACGAAGTGGTTAGAATATTGATCGAAGATAACTGGATCGAATGCCGAGAGGATGGACTGTATATACACGACTGGGAAGAATGGCAAGCGAGCTGGTATGATGCAGTTGAAAGAAAGCAGAGAGACAAAGAGCGTAAAAGAAGAAAGAGAGCAGAGAAAAGAGAACAGGAGCTAGAGAAAGAAAAGCAGCAGAAAGCAGAAAAGGAGATCAAGAAAGAGGATACAAAAGAAACCAAGGATATTAAGGAGATCGAGGAAGTCAAAGAAGTTAAGGAGACACCGAAAAATGGAAAAGGGTACAGCAGCACTTTTGAAGATTTCTGGTCTGTATATCCACGGAAGATTGGAAAAGGCGATGCTTACAAGAAGTACAAAGCAAGAATCAAAGACGGATGGAGTCCTGATGAATTAAAAGAAGCTGCACAGAATTATGCAGAGCAGTGCGAGATAGAACACACGGAGAAGCAATACATTAAGTATGGTAAGTCCTTCTTATCGGATAGCACACCATTTACTGATTACTTGGGATCATCGAAGGTATTAGCCGAGGAGAAAGCTGGAACGAAACAACAGCAGATCAAGAGTCAGAAAGATAACGGAATACATAATTTTACCCAGCGAGATTATGACTTTGACGACCTTGAGCAGCAGTTACTAAAGAAACAATTTGAAAGCAGTTAACAGTTAAAAAAGGAGTAAACCATATGGAAGAGAAAGAAATGTTAATCAAAATCTATAACCAGCAAGACAGACTGGATGTAGCACAGATTTTAATTAAAAACGGATACACAGTATCACAGGTTAAGGAGAAACGCACACCAACAGGGAAAGCGGTTGACTATTACTTGAAAGTCAAAGAAGAAGAGGGCAACGCATGTACAACGGCAACAAGATAAGGAGATAGGAAAATGGACAGCGTAAGTTTTACAGTGTTAGGAGAGCCGACAGGAAAGGGCAGACCTAGATTCAATACACAGTCAGGCAGAGCATATACTCCGAAGAAAACAGTAAACTATGAAACATGGGTAAAAATGGAATATTGCAGACAGTGTAACAATCAAAAGTTTCCTGATGATGCAATGATTGAAATGGAGATCACGGCATACTATCAGATCGCTAAGAGTGACAGCAAGAAAAAGAAGCAGATGAAATTAGACAATGTGATCCGACCAACAAAAAAGCCAGATATGGATAACATCGTAAAGATCATAGCCGATCCGCTGAATGGGATTGCATATCATGATGATTCGCAGATCGTTAACTGTTCGATCAAGAAATTCTTTTCAGATCAGCCAAGGGTTGAAGTGAAAATAAAGCAATTAAGCTAGGAAGGAGGGCTAGGCTATGGGATTTAAGCTTTATACAGAAGAATTCAAGCAGAAGGTTGTAGAAGCATATAAGAGTGGTATGAAAATATCAGAGGTTGCAGAAACGTTTGGAGTATCCACCAGTGCGGTAAGCAGCTGGGCAAGTGGAAAGAAAGACAAACGATTAATGTTCACAGCCGAACAGAAAAAAGAATTTGTAAAGTATCGGATACAGCACAATATCCCATATGAAGATATGGCAAAGCGGATAGGAATTGTTACAGATACTTTAAAGAACTGGGAACATGATTACTTCTTTGATGTTATGGAAGAGATCGCAAAAGAAAATCGCAGATTCCAGAAGAAAGAGAGATTCGGGAGAGCGAATTGGACTTATGTAGGAACAGGCGGTTACTTCTCATAACAACGTTAGCCAGACAGCTTAATTTTCTATCCGATGTGATCCTAAGAAACTATTAACAAGAGAGTTATTATCTAAACCAAAAGCAACTTTTAAATATTAAAAATAACAATTTGCAAGAAAGGTAATTGTAAACATATTTTTTCAAAATGTCTTGTGAATTTGCACCAGCTCAAGACGAGGTTATTACAATTATTAAAATTAATTTCACAAACGGAATTACAAAAAAACATACACAGGATCAGATAAATATATTATAGAATCGGGCGAAATAAAGAGAATAAGCGATCAGATAAATATTATTATAGATCGGATAGAAAATTAAGTTGTCTGGGCAGTATTAGGAAGGACAGGCACACACAGTTAATGAGAGAAACAAGGAAATATACAGGAAGGAGCGTGAACAACTATGATGGTAGCAGGCTATGAGCATGAGGGCTTTGTTATTCCGGACGAAGAGTCTAAGGATTATATCTGGAAGAAAGTAAGAGGAAATGAAGAAACAAAAACAGAGCTTCTCGAATATATGTGGGATGTGATCATGGATGATAGAAAAGAGAGAGAAAAGCTGAAAGAGTGGTTCTTTGATGGAGTTTGTCATCTTGTAGAGTGTGACGATCAGGGAAGAGTCAAGGGATACTTTGAGCAGTAAATAGGAGGTATGAGAATGAACGAACAGATTACAGTAAATCTAAATAATTTAACCGAAGAAGAAAGAGAACAGTTCAAAACGCTGGTAGATAAAGGAAGAGGGAAATCAAGTAGAGAAAGTTGTGTCTGGAAACCAAAAAAAGGGGAAGTTTATTATTATATAAATGATTGTAATGTTTCGATTGCAGATTTTTGGAACAATGTTTATGTAGACAAAGATAGATGGAAGATAGGAAATATATTTAAAACTGAAAAGGAAGCGGATTTCGCAAAAGAAAAAGCAAAAGTAAAAAGAGAACTGGAAAGATATGCTTTAGAACATAACGACTCAGAAAAAGAGGCATGGGATGGAAATAATTTTCACTTCGAAATAGCATGTGGGTATCTTTCAAAAGAATGTATCTGTGTATCAACAAATACGGGTCCTTACCGTGGAGAATCTATAACTTATTTTACATCTAAGGAAATCGCGGAGGGTGCAATCAAATCTGTTGGAAAAGACCGAATCTTGAAATATTTGTTCGATGTAGATTGCGAGGAGAAAACAAATGATTAACAGTAATATCTTAAAAACTTGGAACGAAGAAAGAATTAAATATCAGATACGATATGCAAAAAGTTGTGCTGAATATCACAAATACCCTGAGAATTTAGACAACAAAGGACATATGCATGAACAGAGCTGGGTGTTGATCAATGTTTTTGGGTTATCATCCAAACAGGTTGAAGAAGTAGAACGAGAGGGTGGTTTTACGACAGAAGATATACTTAGCCCTGAATTTGAAAGGTGGTGTCGCTTATGAATTTAGAAAGAGAGAAAAAGAATTTCAAGGATCATAAAGCGACGTTTACAGATTTCGGGAACATAAAGATATTAGACTTCCAAAAACCAAATAGTTCATATTATAGAATCAGATTTTTATTTGAAGAGGATTTTTACAGATTGCATATTTCCGGCGATCTTGGAGAATTAATTGCAGCAAATTATTGCAATATGTGCTGGGATAAGTTTGAGGATTTCACAGACAATATCGGGTATTTTGATGGAAAAATAATCTGCCATAATAGACCAATTTTTGCATATGATTATGAAACAGCAAAAGCAGATGTTATGAAACACATAAAAGAATACGATCTTTATGATGAGGTTATAGACGATCAAGACGAGTTTATGTCAGAAGAAGATATAGTCGAAGAATTTTTAGAAGATGTCTTTGATGATTTTACAGAAGAAAGAGGAATCGGACACTATGGATATGAAAAGCTTTCAGAGATTGATCCAGACATTTTTGAAGTTATTGAAGATTTTGGTAAGAGATCGACAGGAATACTTGACTTGTACATGCTGGCTTTCAAATTAGCAAAAGAACAACTGAAAGAGGTGGAATAAGATGAACATTGGAAAAGCGTTTGCAGTATTTCAACAAATAGAGTCTAAAAAATATACAAAAGATGAAAAGTACGAAGCGATACATGATGTAATAAATGCTGCGACAATAAACAGTATCACAAAAAAGCAGGTGTTAAATGTAGTGTCATGGTTGTTCAATAAGCAACAAAAATATAGATGGCATGACTTAAGAAAGAATCCTACTGATCTGCCAGATGTTCCTCATCCTGAAAGAACGTGGTTTGAGGTTGTTCAGGAAGATAACGAAGACTGCATACCACGAGCAACAATGCAGTATGATGACGAATACGGATTCGGATTTTATCAAGAAATTTATGCCGCACGAAGTTTTGGCTATGTAGATACAGAGTTTAAAACAGTAGAAGAGTTAAATCTAGCACCGGTCGTAGCATGGAAAGCAATAGAAGGGTTTGAAAGTGAAACGGAGTGATAAATAATGATAGGAGATATATTAAAGGATACAAGAGCCATATATGGTTATAAAGCAGTTGAAATGAGTAAATTGCTTGGAATCTCACAAAGTTATCTTTCAGAGATTGAGAACAATAAGAAACAGCCACCGTTAGAACTTCTTAAAAAGTATTCTAAAATCTATGGAATGAAGTTATCATCGTTGATCTTAATATCTGAAAATTATGACGATGCAAAAGAGGCTAATAAGAGTGATAAATTTATAAGGAGAATGATGATAAAACTTATTAGAAAGATGACTCCAGAGATCGTTGATGAAAGTGAGGAAGAAAATGAAGATTAATACAAAAACACCAAGTATTAAAACATACACATTAAGTCATTTCAAAATCGGAGATGTTTGTATGGGCGTAAAAAATGAACATTATTACCTTGTGGTTAAATCAGAAAAAGAAAAGAAACAGCTTGTTGATTTAACAGAGAACGAGATTATAAGAGATGCAGGATATATGAGATTTATACCTGCGACAGCAGAACTTAATATCAAGGATGTGGGGTAAAAGAAAAATGCCAAAGGAGTGGGAACGTGATTACAAAGACGCAATTCAAGGACGCATGCAAAAAGGCAGCTATTTATACAATTATGAGCAATCCAGAAAGAATCAGTGATAATTGCATAAACGATGAAGAAGTGGCAGGAATCCTAGTAAGATTTTACAAAAGAATTTATAAAAAAGTATATGGAGAAAGTGAGGAATCAATAGATGTAAATGACATAGATAAAATATACGTTATCGCATTTGAATGTTTATACAAAGATGATGGAATAACGCCAAATTATGTAATATATCAAGAAAATATGTTGTGTTTAACAAGCATAAATGCTTTATATGAAATTTTAAGAAGCAAAATCGAAGATGATTATTGCGAATTAGAAAGAGACATTGACGGTTTATTAAATATGTGGAGTGACGACTAACAAGGTGGAATAAAGGAGGTTACAGAACATGGGAAAGACAATAGAAAAAATAGAGAGTGTAGCAAAGACGTTAAATGGACGACACATGCCGAAACCTTACGAAGTGTACAAACACTTTAAAGGGAACTTATATGTTGTCCTTAATGTTGCTCGCCATACAGAGACAAATGAATTACTTGTAGTATATGCTGCTACAAAAGAAATGCAAAGAATCTATGCAAGACCATTAGAAATGTTTATGAGTGAAGTAGATCACGAAAAATATCCTGATGTAAAGCAAACATACAGGTTTGAAAATATGATGGAGGTTTAATCTATGATCGTAGGATTTTTAAGTGGATTATTCATTGGATCAGTAGCTGGTGCAGCAGTAATGGCATTATGTTATGCAGCAAAAGAAAGGGATGATCTATGAGCAACAGAAAGACGATAACAGAATTTCTAGGAAAGCTGTTATACGAAGAAAAATTATGTGGTATGGGGATGTACTGGGCGAAAGAAGTAGTTGTAGATTACGGATCATCAAAAGCTAAGACAAAAAGAATTGATTTTATGCAGTATATACCAGACGGACAGTGCAGCATATCGTCCCTGGAAAAAGGAATTTTCATTTGCTATGAAGTAAAAAGCTGCAAAGAAGATGTTTACAGCGGAAATGGACTAAATTTCTTGGGAGAGAAAAATTATATAGTAACAACAATGCAGTGTTATGAAGATCTATTGCCAGACATTCAATCTGGAAAGTTGGACAGATACATAAAACAAAATCATCCAGAGTCTTATAATCATTATGGAATCATGGTTGCCATGCCTAGAGGATGTTGGAAAGCTGACAAATCTGATAAGAAAATAACGGATAGAAGCATAACGGATGAATGGCATTTAGTTATTATGAAAAAATGCGGTAAAGCATTAAGGAGAAAAAGCTTAGTAGAATTATTATTTTGTATGCTTAGAGCAAAAGGAGAATGAAAAATGTTTAAAGTCAAGAAGAAATCAACAGAGAAGATATATACAGTATTTGCTGTCCAGAAAGATAAGTTCGAGTGTACGGAATTTCTTATTTACGATGATATATGGGGCTGGGTATGGCGATCTCCGATAGATTATGTACCAGTGGAGGTAGAGAATGATTGAAGTTGATGTAAACTTTGTTAGAAATGCTCTGAATGATCATGAGTCTAATCTGACAGTGATGTTGGACAAAGTAACAGTGCTGGCATTAAAGGAACTCTTAGAATACAGAGAAACAGGCCTAACACCAGACAAAATAAAAGAGATAAAAAGTGAGCTGGATTATTACAAGGACGAATATTGCGATATTCAAGCACGTTATGATGAATTATTACATGAAATGGAGGAATAAACATGGAGAGATTAACAGAATACAGCTGTGGAGTAGCAGTTATCAGAAACAAAAGCCTTATCAATAAGGCAATGTATGATCTTGCACACTATGAAGATACAGAGTTGACACCAGAAGAAGTCGAAGAATTGAAACAGGAGAGTAAGAACGTTCAGGTGGATTATTCATTGCTGGAGTATTATAAAACATTAGGAACACCTAAAGAGTGCAGAGAGGCACGAGAAAAACAGAAGCCACACAAGATTAAGTTCAAACAATGGGAGGATACAAAGTGTGTATGTGGATATGAGTTCTCAAGAGACCTTGGGGATGGATACCATGACATTCCGATTGAAAGAAAAACGAAATACTGCCCTGATTGCGGTCAGAAATTGCAGTGGGATGAATAAATAAAAAGCCGCTTCCTAAGAAACGACTACTGAAAAGAAAATCAATTAACTAAATTATATCATTTAAATATAATCAATGTCAATTTAGGAGGGCGGCATAATGGGAAAAGAAAACATTCTTACACAGAAAGAGAAGGCGATCGTAAAAGAAGCAGTAAAAGCATACAGAGATACCATACTGGATGAAGAAAAAAACGTAGATAAGATTCTTGCGAAAAACATCCGTAAAATGCTTACGAATTACAGAAGGACGAAAGCAAAGTTGGCAGATGAAGCAGTGCTAACGAAAGAGGAAGAAAGAGAGCTTAGATATGAGTGTATAAAAGACCTAATGGGGAATGTCGATCAGCAGCTTATGAAAAGTGAAAGACGGATCATGCGTAATGAAGAAGAAAGACGTATGGAACTGTTTAAGATTAAGCAGTTAGAAAGAGCAGTTGAAATGTACAAAAAAGAGTGCGATGAATCATCCAGTTATGAAGATTTAAGAAGATGCAGAGAAATTTACGGCTTATACATAGATAAGGAGAAGAAATCAGTATCAGAAATTGCAGAAGAAGAGAGAATCAGCGAGAAAACAGTATATAAAGATGTCAGTGTGGCGTGTAAAATTATTGCTGTATATTATTTCTAAAAGCTCCTAAAAATGGGAGTTTAAGTAATCTTAATTGTAATTAGAAATTCGTAAATTTTGGCGGTAGAAAATTGGTAGGTTCTAAATAGAAATCAAACGTGGTAGTATGATATTAGCCTAAAAACCCCAAATACCGTCTTGATTAATTATGGACACGAAAAGGATTGTCAGAAATGATGATCCTTTTTTTGTATGTAAATATTTAGAAAGGATATGAACAAAATGACACAAGCAGTTAACAATAATATTGAAATTACGATGCGTAAGATCGAGGAATTAACGCCTTACGAGAATAATCCAAGGAACAACGACATGGCTGTGGATGCAGTCGCAGAATCAATCAAGCAGTTTGGTTTTAAAAATCCAGTCATCATTGACAAAGATGGCGTGATCGTAGCTGGGCATACTCGATATAAGGCAGCAAAGAAGCTTGGAATTACTGATATACCATGTATCAGTGCAAATGATTTATCAGACGAGCAGATCAAAGCATTCAGACTGGCAGACAACAAGACTGCAGAGCTGGCAGAATGGGACGAAGATTTACTTGGTAAGGAAATGTCGGGAATCATTAACATTGATATGAGTCAGTTCGGATTTTCAGTTGGAGAGGATGAACTGGGAGAGGAAGTTCAGGACGATAAGTATACATTAAAGGTAAATATACCACAGTACGAGATCACAGGGGACTGTCCAGAATTATCCGATATGTTAGATAGTTCTAAAGCCGATGAATTGATAGAGGAAATCAACAGCACGGAGAATATACCAAGTGATGTAAAAGAGTTCCTTATTCAGGCTGCTAGAAGACACAACGTATTCAATTATAGGAATATCGCAGAATATTATGCACACGCAGAGCCGGAAGTGCAGAAGTTATTTGAAAAGTCGGCACTCGTAATAATTGATGTGAACAATGCGATTGCAAATGGATATGTGCAGTTAACGAGTGATATTGCAGATATTATGGAGGGCGAGGTCGATGCGGAATGATTTTGCTATATTTATAACAACCCATGAAAGACCGAATGATCAGAGAACTCTAGATTGGTTTTTGAAAAGTGGATATACAGGGAAGTATTATCTTGTTATCGACAATATGGATAAATGCCAAACTGAATATCTGGACAAATATGGTACAGAAAATGTACTTGTTCTTGACGATGATATAAGCCTATTCGCAGCGAGAATGCCGAAGAATGGGAAAATGTCACGATATACGAAAGTAAAAGCAAATGATTTCGTAGAAGCGTATGTTAAATTTTTGTTTCAGGGAGGATTTGCAAGCATCAATCCGGGAACGCAGAATTTGTATATGGGCGGAGAGGAAACAATAGAAAATTTTCCGAGAAAAGGAAGTAACGCATTTTTCCGTAATGTTGAAATACCCATAAAATGGATTTCGGCTATGAACGAAGATATCATAACGTGTATTGAGTATAACAAAAAAGGTATAAAGATGTGTACAGCTGTACCTATTTGCTGTGAGACTCCCAAAGCTGGCACAGGTAAAGCAGACGGAGGAATGAAAGAAATATACAAAAATATGACTGATTATGAGAGAGCGTTCTATGCTGTTATCGCTGACCCAGCCCGATGTTATGTAAAAATGAATAGAACTAAAGATGGTCACCAATTAAGAATTGCTAGAAACTGGAGTGGGGGAGATCCATGCATATTAAATGAAAGGTGGCGAAAGAAACGAGATGAGAAATGATTTCGCAGTATTCATACTGACACATGGGCGAGCTGATAATGTTGTGACTGTTCCAGCAATCAAAAAAGCTGGATATACCGGTAAGATATATTTCATCATAGACGATGAGGACGATCAGGCAGAAGAGTATAAAAAGAACTTTGGAGCAGATCAAGTAATCGTATTCAATAAACAGGAAGCATATGATATGGCAGACACGATGGACAATTTCAATGATCACAGGGCGATCATCTATGCACGTAATGAGTGCTGGAGAATTGCAGAGAGGCTAGGACTTAAATACTTCTTAATGCTGGACGATGATTACCAAAGCATTGACTACCGATACGAGGAAGATGGAAAGCTGAAATACAAGCCGTCGCATGACTTTGACAGAGTGTTTGAAGATATGATTCAGTTCTTGGAGGTATCAGGAGCGGATACAGTGGCATTTTGCCAGGGAGGGGATTTCGTTGGAGGAGTAGACGGAGGATAATTCCATAAAGGATTATTGCGAAAGGCAATGAACAGTTTCTTTTGTAAGACAGATACGCCGATAGAGTACAGAGGAACTATGAACGAAGATGTTGTGACATATACGACATTGAGTAGTAGGGGACATCTGTTCTTTTCAAATACACAATATTGTGTTGTGCAGTTACCGACACAGAGCTTGTCTGGAGGTATGACGGATGCGTATAAAGAAGGTGGAACGTACCTGAAAACATTTTATGCGATCATGAGCATGCCTAGTGCGGTAAAAGTCAGTATGATGTACACACAGCATAAAAGAATACACCACAGGATAAACTGGGAACGCACAGCCCCAAAAATCCTGAACGAGAAGTGGAGGAAAGAGAGAAAGGAGGAAACCTAGAAAAGATGAACAGAAATATAACTGGCGATAAGATGTTAAGTCACATAGACAGGATCGTTGGAGAGAAGAAACCTATAACAGCAGATATATTCCTGACAAATTACTGTAATAATAAATGTCCATATTGCACATACGGACGTTGGGAGCTGGATACAGACGTTCAATCAATGAAGTATGAGGAATTTATCACATATGCAAAAAAACTGGTAGCTATGGGCGTACAGGGATTCATACTGACAGGTGGAGGAGAGCCGACCATCAATCCAGACTTTGAAAAGATCGCTGAATGGTTAACAGAGAACAATATCCAGTGGGGGATCAATACAAACTTCAATAAGCTGGTTAAAGTAAAGCCAAATTATTTAAAAGTATCCTTAGATGCATACAGTAATGAGAGTTACAAGAAGTTGCGAGGAGTGGAAGCATATGAAAAGGTAAGAGAGAACATAAAGGCATATGCAGCATGGAAGAAAGAGAACAGCCCCGATACGTCGCTTGGAATACAGCAGCTTGTAAAAGATCCAGAAGATGCAAAGAGGTTTTATGAAGCAAATAAAGATCTGGATGTTGATTACATAGTTTTTAGACCAGTGGAAAGTACAGGCGGAAGCTATTACAAGGATGAGAAGAGGCAGAGAGAGGCAGAAGAGATAAGAAAAGTCGTATCAGATATGGCAAGGGAAGATGAAAGAGTAACACTCAATTTTAAATGGGGGTTGCTCGACAGGCAGGAGAAGAGATGCACCGCAAGCTGGGCACAGATAGCCCTGAATGAAAAAGGCGAGGTCATGTACTGTTGTCATAAGCCGTATCAGATTATAGGTCATATACTGGATGAAGATATTCTGACAAAGAAAATGGAGGCAGTAACGGATATGTCGATGTGTGATATACCTTGTAGAATGACAGCCCCAAATCTGGAGGTCGAAAAGATGGAACAGGCGAGAAAAGATGCCTGTTTTATTTAGTTTTATCTAAGTTAATAACGAAGCGAGGTGGTGGCATTGGCTAATGACGAAAATCTGATACCTATGAACCGCCGAACAAAGAGCGAACGAAGAGAAATTGCTTCAAAAGGTGGAAAAGCATCTGGAGAAGCAAGAAGAAAAAAAAGGGATATGAGACAAGCAGCAGAGATGTTGTTAAATATGCCGGTGTCGAATAAGCAATCAACCATGAAAGCAACGCTGACAGCCTTAGGAATTAACGAAGAGGACATGGACTATAGCATGGGTGTTTTGGCTGCAATGCTGGTACAGGCTGCAAATGGGAATGTAAAAGCTGCAACGTTTCTAAGAGATACAGCTGGACAGAACCCAGCACAGCAGAGAGACGAGGAGATCACAGAAGATACAACACAGGTAGAAATCTACTTGCCGGAGAAGGAGGACGATGATGAGTAAAACTAAGATCATACGACCGCAGAAAGGCCCGCAAGAAAGATTCCTTTCTACAACAGCTGATATTGCTATTTATGGTGGTGCTGCTGGTGGTGGTAAGTCCTACGGATTACTGATTGAGCCTCTAAGATATAAGGACAACAAAAGGTTTGGTGCTGTAATATTCCGACATGAGTACAAGCAGATATTTAACCAAGGAGGTCTGTGGGATACGAGCAACGATGTATATGGAGACATACATGGAGCACAAGGAAGATATAGTGCTGGTATGTGGAGATTTAAAGACGGAATGACAATAGCATTTGACTATATCAACAGAGACGATGATCTACAGAAGTGGCAAGGATCACAGATCACGATGATCGGCTTTGACGAGCTTACTCATTTCTCTGAAAAACAGTTCTTTTATATGTTGTCCAGAAACCGTAGTATCTGCGGAGTAAAGCCATATGTGCGAGCAACATGTAACCCCGATGCTGATTCATGGGTTGCGGATTTCATATCATGGTGGATAGATCAGGACACAGGTTATCCGATCAAGGACCGATCAGGCAAAAAGAGATGGTTTGTTCGTATTGACGAGCATGTTATATGGGCAGCTACAAGAACAGAAGCAGTGCAGATTGCCCTTGATGCTAATATAGACAGGGAAGAGGCAGAAACAATGCCGAAATCAGTTACATTTATTATGTCCACTTTGGATGATAATAAAATCTTGATGAAAGAGAACCCCGGTTACAAAGCAAACTTATTAGCGTTGACGGAAGTTGAGAGAGAAAGGCTCCTCCGTGGTAACTGGAAGATCAAGGCTGCCGCAGGCTTGATGTATAAGCGAGTAAAGGTAAACATGCTTGAAGAGATACCAAACGACGTTATTAAGTGGGCTAGAGGCTGGGACCTTGCAGCTACATCCGAAGATGAGAAGGGCGATCCGGCATATACAGCTGGTGTCCTTATCGGGAAAAGGAAGAACGGGCGATATATTGTTGCTGATGTGATCAATAAGAGACTTAGTTCGGCTGGTGTGCGTGAGATAATAAAACAGACGTGCATCACAGATAAGTCAGGACATAAACGAGTATCGACAAGACTTCCACAGGACCCAGGACAGGCTGGTAAAGATCAGGCACAGAGCTTTTTAAAACTTTTAGCTGGGTTCAGCGTTAAATGTATTCCTGAATCTGGGGATAAGGTTACAAGAGCAGCACCGTTCTCTGCACAGTGGTTAGGCCTTGAAGGAATGGACAAGGGCAACGTTGATGTGCTGATAGCCCCATGGAACGAGATGTATTTCAATCAGCTTGAAGCATTTCCTGAATCGAAATTCAAAGATATGGTAGATGCAACGAGTTCGGCGTTTGCGGAATTAGAATCAGGTAATACGATCACAGCACCAAGTAGTTTACCTGATACACGAGATAGTTACTGGACATAGGACAGGAAGGAGGAACAACATTGTATGATGAAATAGGTCGCATCGGTCAAAACCGGTGGGGCGGTAGCTTTTACGAAGAATTTCTTCCAGAGTTGAGAGGTCAACGAGGAGTAAAAGTATATACGGAAATGGAGTCTAACGATGATGTAATCGGTGCGATTATATTTGCATTAGATACATTGCTTAGACAAGCACAGTTTTCCGTAGAGCCACAGGGAAACGATCAAAAGGACATAGAGGCAGCAGAGTTTGTTGAATCTTGCATGAATGATATGCAGAACACATGGACTGATACAGTCTCTGAAATCCTATCATTCCTTACATACGGCTGGTCGTATCATGAGATCGTATATAAGAGGAGATCAGGGCGAACAGGAAACCTTAAGACGAATAGTAAATATGATGATGGTTTAATCGGGTGGAGAAAACTTCCTATCCGATCACAGGATTCTCTATACCAATGGGAGTACGACGATGAAGATAACCTTATTGGAATGACCCAGATGCCACCGCCAAATTTTGGACTTTATACGATTCCACTGGAAAAGGCAATCCATTTCAGGACCAGATCCAGAAAAGGAAATCCAGAAGGGCGAAGTATTCTTAGAAATGCTTATCGTTCTTGGTACTTCAAGAAAGGCATTCAGGAGTTTGAAGGAATCGGGATTGAACGAGACCTCGCCGGTATACCGATGGTTACACCGCCGGAAGGTGTTGACCTGTACAATCCAGATGATCAGGAAGGATCAAGAATGTTGGCATGGGCAAATAGTTTGGTAAGAAACATCCGACAAGACAAGAGTGCTGGTATTGTGTTACCACCGGGATTCAAGTTTGAGCTTGTTTCCACAGGTGGAAGCAGACAAATTGATACGAACGAGATCATAAAGCGTTATGATAGCCGCATAGCAATGACAACGCTTGCGGATTTTATTCTGTTGGGGCATGAACACACTGGATCATTTGCATTGTCTGATGATAAGACAGAGCTATTTGCTGTAGCGATTGGATCATACCTTGACATTATCTGTGAAGCGTTTAATAACCAAGCGATCCCAAGATTGATTGATCTAAACGGAGAACATTTCAAGGGGATCACAGACTACCCGAAGATGGTTCACGGAGATATTGAAAAGATCGACATGAACAAATTAGCACAGTATATCCAGACGATGGTTGGCACTGGTGTATTGATCCCTGACGATGAACTGGAAACATATGTTCGAGAGGCTGGTAATTTGCCACCAAAGGTAGCTAACGATGAAAGATTCATTGATCCTGACAGAGAAGATCAGCAGACAAACGATCTTGGATCACAGGGAAATAATGTACACCCGGAGAACAATCAGGACGTTGCCGAAGATGATGGAAAGGTACAGGAAGCCAAGAAACGATTAGGAAGGAGCTGATTATATGTTCCTATTCCGAAAGGTTAAGAAGCGTGGATCGATGAAGCCAAATGATGTGAAAGAAGCATTAGAGAGGTTTCTTAATAGCAGCAGTCCAGAATTAACACGCTTGCTGGTCAGGTATTGGAAGGATCAGCAGACGGTTTTTACATTTAAAGAGATCAGAGAAGCTATTCAGGCTGGTGTGATCTCCAAGAAATCTGTAGAAGAATGGCAACAGGATTATTCAAAACTGGTTCATGATAAGATTGCACCAGAGATGGTTAAAGCAATGAAAGCTGGTGCTAAAAATCAAAACCAGCACAAAGGAATAGACATTGGATATAAATTTGATGCAGATCATTGGGCGGTATCTGATTGGTTGGAAAAGCACACAGCTGAGCTTGTAACGAATTGTACAAGAGTACAGAAAGATGCAATTCAGTCAATGATCGATATCGGAATAAGAAAACATATGGGAACAGATGAGCTTGCAAGGTTTATCCGTCCTTGTATTGGTTTAACGAAGCCACAGACACAAGCGGCTATGAAATACTATGAGAATATCAAGGAAGAGCTTACTAAGAAACATCCTAGGACAAGTCCAGAGAAGATCGAGAAAATGGCGAGAGATAAGCAAATGAAGTATGCAGAGAAAAGGCTAAGAGAAAGAGCCGTCACGATCGCACAGACCGAAAGAGCGTTTGCATATGAGTATGGCAGATATCAGCATATAAAGAATCTTGTCGATCAAGGCATATTGCCACCACAGGATAAAAAATGGTCTGCCACGGGAAGTGAGAATACATGCAGCACATGTAGAGAACTGAACGGCAAAGTTGTTGGAATGGACGAAGAATTCACTCCAGGAAAGTTGCTTCCGCCACTGCATCCGAGGTGTAAATGCTGTGTTATGTATGTCAATTCAAAATCTATGGCTGCAGCGTATGAAACAGAAGAAGATGAACTGCGAGAGTACAGCACAGAGGAAATAGAGACTCTTGCTAATAAAATGTCAGAGATTGCAGACAAACATCTTGATCTTGAAAGCTCATGGAGTGGAAAGGTCGTAGTTGATGATGATTCTGGTGTTTATGGTATCCAGTGGAACGGAGATATTATAACCAGACATGAAACAGCCCCACATATTTTGTTACATGAACAGTTACACGCTAGATCAGTTACAAAATATGATCGTAAAATGTATAAACAGTATGAGAACATGGAAGAGGGTTCGGTACAGTTTGCAGCACAGGAGATTAGCAAGAAAGAGAATATACAAATTCTTGAATCACAGTACGATCATATGACAGAAGCTTTAAGAAATATAAATAAAGTTGCTGGGTTATTTAAAAATGATTATGATTTTGCAATGAAGCTTATTTCTGTTCTGTTACCAGATAGGTATGACTGGCTGAATAATATGATCTATGATAAAATGATGTTATCAGGAAATATTGAAGATTATCAGAAGGTATCGCACTGGATGGAGGCTTTAGAAAATGGAAAAACATCTTGAATTAAAAGAAAGATTCGATCAGCTAATGAAACAAGATATGGATGTATCAGAACACGAACAAGAATGGTTTGAATTACTGGACGATATGCATGAATGGTTAAAGGATAAGACAATTCCGAGAAATATTCGTAGGCAGTTTGAACCTTTAGGGATGTTAGAAGTAACTATGAAAATCTGTGACGGAATCCATTATGCAAATGGAACTGGACGATATGCAAAGAAAGAAGAATAATGAAGTATAAAGCAATCGAGCAAATAGTTGATGCGGTGCAGATCACACCCGATATTGATATGATCGCCCCTGACTGGTTTGCTAAGAAAATGAATACCGAAGAAATTATGATAGATCGTGCACAGCGTGACGGAGCAATCTCCGTTATTAGATGTACGATCTATTTTAATGCACGGAGATATAAAGGCAGCAGACTTGTTGCAAGAATAGGAGACTATGTTGTAAAAGATTCAGTCGGTCGATTAAATGTAGTTCGTAAGAATGACTTTGATCGGCTGTATAAGAAGGAGGAAGCATGAGATATTTTAACGATTATATACGATCCCCAGCACAGACACAGGACAGTATACGAAAGTCCTTGAATCGAGTAGATATTACTAAGAAGGACGAAGAAAAGCAGTACGTCTTTGGATGGGCTAAGATTGCAGTCGATGAGAACGGAAAACAGCTGGTTGACCGCCAGAACGATTTAATTGATCCGGAAGAACTAGAACAGACAGCATATACCTATGTAGAGTTCTATCGTGAAGCCGGAGAGATGCACGAGCGAGGCGGTGCAGGCGTTTTAATCGAGAGTATTATATTCACTAAGGAAAAGATGAAAACTCTCGGTATAGAGGAAGGTACGTTGCCTGAAGGCTGGTGGGTCGGTTTCCACATCACAGACGATGAGGTCTGGGCAAAGATTAAGGACGGAACTTATACGATGTTCAGTATTGAGGGCAAAGCGAAACGTATTGAAGTCGAGGAGGAAGAATGATGGACAAATATATCGGTGCAAAATTGATTCAGGCAGAACCAGAAAGAAATCCGATCACAAAGGAAATCACAGGATACAAGGTTGTATACCCAGATGGGTACGAATCATGGTCTCCGAAAGATGTTTTTGAGAAAGCATATATGAAAGTGAATGATAATAAAAATCTTCCATCTGGAGTAAGTATCGGACCAGAAATGGTCGATGATTTTATTGCATCTACGGAGACAATCACGATGGGAGAGACAACAACAGTTGTTCGTTGTGTGCTTCGAAATGGTTTTGATATCGTGGAATCATCTTCGTGTGTTGATCCAAAGAATTACGATGAAAAGATCGGCAAAGATATTTGCATGGGAAGTATCAAAAACAAGATCTGGGAACTGTTAGGATTTTTGCTGCAACAGGCATGGCAAGGAATTAACTAGGAGATGATCTCATTCTTAAGATTAAGAAATCACACCGACAGGATGAATGGATCGTATACAACCCTGATTGCTTTGAATTGCACCATACGCACTGTAGGAATAAAAGAGTTGCGATCGCAATCAAGAAGAATGTGGAACGTAGAAGAGTTCCGACATCCAGAAATCTAAGAACTTTGGAAAGTCACATAAGACTGACAGGGAATAAGAACTATAAAAGAAAGATTCAGAATATCATTGAGGAAGTGAAAACCGAAAAGGAAGGTGGTAAACAATGGACTTAAACCCAAAAGACATTTATTGCATGGCAAGGATCATTCAGAGTTCTGTATTTGCAAAAGGACAGATATTCTATGGGTGTCAGTATTGTAAATACTGGAATGATGGTTGCGAAGAATATGTAAATTCTAAAGCAAAGAGTGGAGAATTTCACTACGATGTAATTATGAAAAAGCTCCAGCAGATCACAGGATTAGATATGGGTCTAAATGCAAGTAATCTGCCAGAGAAATTTCAACGTGATTTTACCAGCCAATCAACTGTGGAATCGTCCTGTAAATAG